GAGCACCGTTATAAGCATAATATGTTGGTGAAGCTGGTGTCGATGTACCTAAGTAGTACATACGGTTAAGCCAGTCACGGTTAACAGCTTGCATTGAGAAGTCATCAGTGTCGTTAAGAACATCACTGGTGGTAAATCTCTGGCCTGAGCCTGTAAGAGTATAGTTACGAGTGTTAGCAGTAGTTGTAACTACAATGGTATTGCTTAAAGCATTCCAATCATGAGCATCTTCAATCTCACGCTTAGAATCATTAATCCAGATACCTACAAGCCTAGAATAATCAGTATCATTTACAGCGGTAACAGTAGGCTCACGCAAGCGTCTGAGCACATTGTTCACAACGTCTAAATACGTAGCCATTTGTTATGTCCTTTACTTTCTAGATTTCTTCTTGTTAGCTTTGTTTGCTTGTGACAAAGCAATTGCAATGGCCTGATCACGAGATTTCACCACAGGGCCACCTTTACCACTGTGGAGAGTACCTTCTTTGTACTCTCCCATGACTTTCTTCATCTTGTTCTTAGCTGTTCTCTGTCCTCTTGTGGGCATAACCATATTAGCCTCCATGTAGTTTATTGTCGATAGCTAACCAAATAGCTCCGAAGAAAGCACCTATAACAAGTACAGGTTTAACAGCCTTAGCGATCCACTCAAGTACTTGGAAGGCTCCTGATGCTGCATTAAAAGCCTTCACAACCTCTTGAGTGTTCTTGTCTAACTGATCTACCTTAGCTTCAACAGCACATAAGCGATCATATATCTGAGCATGGCTAATCTCTTCAGTAGCCATTGTTATTCACTCCAAGGCGTACCAGATGCCTGAACAGGATTCTTCTGCAAAGCAATGTTAGCTGCTAGTGCATCTTCTGTGGCTTGCTTATCAACACCATTAGCCCATACCCAATTCAATACTTCAGCCATCGTTACATTTGCGTATGGGACTGTTGGTGTACCAGAAGCCCATGAGGATGTTGAGTAAATGGATGCTGTGTAATCACCATCTGTGGCATTGCAACTCCAATGCGCACAAGTAATGAAACCAGTTGCAGTTTCGTAGTCAGTTTGGGTAATTACCCAGTTGTAAGATGTAGTCATAATTTACCTTTCAGTTTATGGGTGTGAGGCTTTGTAGGCATCGAATTCTGCTTTGAGTTCTTGAATGGCTTTGATGAGCATTGGAACAAACACGCTGTACTTTACAGACTTGGTTGTTGTGCCAAGGTCATTGCCTTCTTCATCTTTGTCAGGTGTTTCGTCAACCATTGCAGGAAATACAGTTTCCAACTCTTGAGCAACAACGCCAATTTGTTTCGTTGTGTCGCCAATCAAGTTGTAGTTACGCACCTTGACTTGCATAAGGTCAGCAAGTTTTGGTGAAGCGTCAACAATGTTTTCCTTTAATTTGACATCTGAAATAGCGCCATAACTGTTGTTTGCGTTTGTTACGTTGCCGTTGTTTGCAATTTGCAAGCGGTCAGGAAACCCACCGTTTAAAGAATAGCAGCGTAAAAAAGGGTCAGTATTGGCAGTTATAAGAATACCGCCATCACCTGCAGAAATAATTGTTCCAGCCGTACCTGCACCCGGAGTCGAACTCGAAGTCCCCACCAGCAAGCGACCGCTAGAGTCTAACGTCATGCTATCCGTAAAGCCGTAATTCCGTGCTTGGAACACTAAGTTGGCAGTATTGTTGTCTGCATTCAAGCGGCTAAGAATTCTTGAACCTGAGTAGCCACCACCTGAATTGGTAATTTGGAATTGCAAACCCGCACCATAAGATGATGCGTATGCGCCTGTCGTAGTTGTGGCAACAACCACTACATTTTGGTCGCCTGTATTGGTTGAGCCAGTGCTGTAATCAATTTTTGCTTGACCCGACATATCAAGTCGATATGAAGCGGATGTTTTACCAAGTGCCAAATTCCCACTTGCATCCAGAGTCATCGCCTGAGTAAAGGAGATAGCGTTTCCTGCTGTGCCTCCTGCGGAAACGTGCCATGAATGTGTGCTACCAGCATTAGCCCCTGTCGTTTGATACAAAGCAGAACCAACAGAACTTGATGTGTATCTCCAATTTGTGCCATCAAAGTATGCGTTATGGGTCAAACTACTTGATGTGTTGCCACCACCATAAGTTGAAAGTGCAGCGCCAAAACTTGTAATTTGCAATGCTTGTGACCCACCAGCAGTAGTCCAAGCACTCGGTGTAACACCAAGACCTAGATTGCCTGAGGAGTCGAGGCGCATACGCTCTGTTGCACCACCAGCCATAAAGATTAAAGCCGAATTAGAGGCAACAGTTAAACCAGTACTGCCATATAAAAGTAATTGGTTTGCACCACCAGAGCCAAAGTAACCTGTTTGGCTACCAAGCGCACCCATTTCAGTCCCTTGGTTATACAGCCTAAGTCTTGACCTTCCATCTGTAGAACCATTTATTCTTAATATTTCATCTGGCGAACTTGTACCAATACCCAACCCTGTTGAGGTGAGGCGCATTTGTTCGGTGTCATTAACAGTAACAACTAATGGGTGGTTACTTCTTGAACCCATGTAAACCAAACCATTGGTATTGCTTGAAATAGTCTGAGCAATAACTCCTGTTCCAGTAACAAGGCTAATGGCATTGCCACCCGAGTTTGCAAGTTCTAGCGACCTAAATCCACTAAAACCAGTTAGCGTATTTGTGCCAACACCTAAACTTGTGCCATCAAAGTAAAGCGCAGAGCCACTTGTCAGAACCTTTGAACCATTGAGATAGGTTACTCCATTGGCTGTGCCTCCAGAGAGGGTTACAGTGCTTGAAGCAGCTACTGTCGTAAAAGCACCAGTAGTAGGTGTAGTAGCACCAACAGTACCATTGATGTTGATAGAGGCTGTACCTGTAAGGTTAGTTACAGTACCGCTAGAAGGTGTACCCAAAGCACCGCCATTGACAACAGGTGCGCCAGCAGAGCCTACATTAACTGCCAGAGCAGTTGCTACACCAGTACCCAAGCCTGATACACCTGTAGAGATAGGAAGACCTGTAGCGTTTGTTAGAGTACCGCTAGAGGGAGTTCCTAAGACTCCACCGTTAACCACTGGAGCACCTGCTGAGCCAACATTAACAGCTAACGCTGTAGCTACACCAGTGCCCAAGCCAGAGACACCTGTGGCAATTGGAAGACCTGTGGCATTGGTGAGGGTGGCACTAGCTGGAGTACCCAAAGATGGTGTAACTAGCGTAGGACTGTTAGCGAACACCAGAGCACCTGTACCAGTTTCATCTGTTACAGCTGCAAGCAAGTTAGCACTGGATGGAGTGCCTAAGAATGTAGCAACACCAGTACCCAGTGAAGTGATACCTGTACCACCATTAGCGACTGGCAATGTACCTGTAACACCAGTGGTCAGTGGAAGACCTGTCAAGTTAGTAGCTACACCTGACGCTGGAGTACCTAGTGCTGGAGTTACCAGTGTAGGTGAATTAGACAACACTACAGAGCCTGAGCCTGTAGAGGAAGTTACACCTGTACCGCCCTGCGCTACTGACAAGGCCGTTGTAAGACCACTCAGAGAGGTAATGTCACTGTTAGCACCACTTGCAGCAGCACCTAAGTTACTACGAGCACTGGTAGCTGTTGAAGCTCCAGTACCACCATCAGCAACTGCCAAGTCAGTGATACCTGCAATTGAGCCACCTGTAATAGCTACAGCTGAAGCTTCTTGATTACCTAAGGAGCCTACCAACTTAACAATAGCTGCACTGCTATCCTTGGTATACACCTTCTTATCGGTAACGTTAACAGCTAACTCACCTTGTTGTAAGTCACCTACTGCAGGTACAGCTGTAGATGTACTGCTATTCTTAGTAATGATTGTGCTTGCCATTTAAGCTCCGTATTGTGAAGTGTACCAGTCACGTAATGGCGATGCGACATCACGAGGGACTGCGGGAAGAAGTCTGTTGTAGTTCTGCTGTACTTTGGTGAAATAATCATCAGTGTACATTGGAGGTAACTGTGTAGGTAGTGCACCTACAGCAGGTGTTGTGGGTGTGCCAGCTAATGATGCAGCTCCTAAACCTCCGAATAAACCTACAGCTGCCTTTAACAGGTTAGCCATTTGTTCATCAGTTAAGCCTAACTCATTAGTAGTCTTATTAGTAGTTGTAGTAGTAGCGGGAGACGTTACAGTTGGAGGTAACAACGTAGAAGGCAAGGCAGCTAAAGTATCTCCTACATTGGCAGACTTTTGAGCTGTAACTTTAACTTCAGGAGTTGCACCTGCTGCTGTTGTACTTGGTATTGTAGGAAGAGCAGCTGTGATAGCGTTAACTACTTCAGGTGTTGTAACTGGTCTAGAACCTGTAACTTGAACGTTAGCTAAGTTAGAAGGTGTACCTACATTAGTACCTAGTTGACTGTTAATCAAGTTAATCACAGACTGGTCAACCTGTTGAGGTGTATTAGCACCTGTTACAGTAAGTGTAGGAGTTAAAGTACTACCTAGTAAACCACCAGCATTAATAGCTGGAGTTGTAGTGCCTGTAATGTTCAATACGCCACCGTCTGTAACTGGGGTACTTACAGCTACTGGGGTTGTTGTTGTCGGTGTAGTTACACCATTAACATAGTCTGCTAGTGCCTTTTGAGATTCAGAAGAACTAAGCAAGTCAGATATTGCAGCATCATACTTAGTACCATACAAGGGGTTAGAGCCGCCATAGCGAGGATCTAAGCCAGCAGCTAGGTCGGCAGCAGCTGTAGAGTCATACAAAGCATTCTGTAGTTCACTACCTAAGAAGCTACCACCACCACCTAACAGAGCAGCTTTAAGAATATCCTCAGTAGTTCCACCAGCTACAGCTTGAGTACCAGCACCAATTGTAGCACCTGTCAAACCTGCCAATGTAGAACCTGTAGCACCTGTTAAGCCACCTAATAAGCCTGTAATTCCGGGAAGACCTACTGTAGATGCAGCTAAACCAATCACAGGGGCTGCAGCAGCTAACAAACCACGATCACCACCACCTGCAAAAGTACCTCTGTCGATTACTTCACCAGTCTTAGGATTGTAAGTCTCCCAGTTAGCTGGATTGTTAGGATCTACTCGTGTCTCATAAACTACTTGAGGTACACCAGCCATCTGAGCTTCAATGTTATCGCCTTCAATGACAGTACCACGATCTGTAGGGATTACTCGTTCAACAGGTGCTGGAGGAACTACCGCTTCAAACCTTTTAACAGCTTCAGTCGCACTTGTTCCGGTAGCTTCAGCAATTTGTTGAGGCGTAACATTAAATTCCTGCATAACAGCAGCCAACTCAGCATCACTTATGTTGGGGTTAGCTAGCAAAAAATCAAAGATTTGCTGATTAGAGACTGCCATGATAATTATTCGCCTTTTCTGTATAGCTCAAATGTATTAATAGTATTCATTGTTGAGCCAGACTCTGACTCTAATCGTACCTGATCACCCTCTTCAAGCACCACAAAAGCACCGTCATTAAACTTGATAAACTGTGTTGGGCTTAGCACGTATTGGTCTAAGACATGAATCTCAGTAGTTGTACTAGCGTCATACCAGATAGCATCAATAGCTTTATTATTGCCTGTGGTGTTAACAACATAACATAGAACCCACTTAGCATAGTAACCAGTAGGAACTGTGTAGACCGTAGTCTTAGTTGCCGCTGTTAGAATCGTCCCCACTGATACTGGTTTCATCTGCTGTTACCTTAGATTTTTTGGTTGATTTTACAGGAGCTGCTTCTTGTACTACAACAGGAGCTTCAACTACCTCAGTGTAGCCTCCATGTTTACGCATTTCAGCGATCTCATGCTCTTGGAAGAACTCTACTGTGTTACCTGATTGATTGCACTTAAATTTCATTTTGTTAACCTTTCTGATGTACTAAAAGTAATACATTAAAAAGGCTCCCCACACCTTTTGAGCATGGGGAACCTAGTTAGCTATTAAGCTGGAACGACGAGGGCAACGCCACCGTAGTTACGCAACTCAGCGCAGCCGTACAATGTATCAGCTGTGAACAATGTACCGAGGTACTCTTGTTTGTACTGAGTCTGTGAACGGACACCAACTTGCTCCACCAACACCATAGAGTCTTTGTGAGCCATTACGCACACACGACCAAGAGTAGTGCCAGAACCATCAGCGGCTGACTTAGCAGAACCAGCATTAGATGTAACATAGACTGGAACACCGTAGATGTCACCAATCATACCGTTACGGATGCTGTTAGCTGTACCAGCTTCACCAACGCTGTTGAAGGTTGTGAACTCAGTCAAACCGAGGATAGTGTTACGCACGTTTGGAGGAATAATGAAGAAACGATTGTCCATAGGAACATCGCTATCGTCAAGACGCTGAATTGTGCGACGAATACCAGCAGCTGTCAAAGCTGATGCGTTACCAGCATTGGTGTTAGCTGTGTAGTCGAAAGCTGTAGAGCCATCACCACCAATGAAAGCACCAGCGTAGCGATAGTTACCTGCGCCAGCTGTGGAAACGTTGAACTGTTGAGCCAAGTTAATCAAGTCAGTATCAACTTGCTTACCCAAAGCGTAACCAGCATCATCAGTGTAGAACTGACGCAGGCTAGACAAAGCTTGAGCTTCAACGATATCCTCGATCAAACGTGAATATTCGTAGTGCTTGTTGATAGACACAGTTACTTCGGACTCAGTAGCTGCAATCAGTGTAACTTGTGTAGAAGCTGCCTTAGCAGAAGCTGTGCCACGTGCAGGGACTGGAATGTGAACTACGTCACCCTTCTTGCCCTTAAAGCTCATCTTCTTAACTAGGTTAGCTGCAACCAAGCTCTTTTTGTAAGCCGCAACAATTTCATCACTCCATACTTCTGGAATAAACGTTGCTGCGGTCGTACTCGTTACGTGATCTGTTCCTAATGCCATTTTATAAATCTCCTGTTGATGTTAATATTAAATTACTTCACTCGACCTTCTTGATATGCTGCCATAATTTCTGGTTGTAAGGCCTCATATCGGTCGGGATCTGTCATACGTAGCCGGATAAGGTCGGCACGACGATATACTTTCTTAGAAGACTCTCCAGTTCCACCAACATCAACACCAGCTGCTTTCAGATTCTGTTTGCGAACAGCGTTACCTGCTTCAGTAGTTTGTTGTGTCTTAGATGTACGGATCTGTTTGAATGTAGAGATCAGTTCATCAGCTGCATTAAAATCATAGTTAGCATCAGCCATTGCATAGATATTAAGCCTCATGGGAGAAGCTTTAACCCACTCAATAAACTCACCATCACTTACAATATTAGCAAAGTCAGGATGCTTCTTGTTGAGCATTGCTTGTGTCTGAATCTGCTTAAGTTGCATTGAAGCTTGTTTAGCTGCCAATACGTCCGGATGATTCGCTACAGCACGATTAACGTGACTCTGCGGATCTTCAAAGAAGTCGATCTCTTGTGGTGGGTTCTCCACCTTCTGTGGTTGTGCTTGTTGTTGGTTCTTCTGAGCTAAGCTTTGTTTTAAAAGTTCATCCGCTAAACGTCTAACTTCACCAACTTCCTGTGCTTGCCTACCGATTAGCTTTTCAGCCTCTTGGTGCATACGAACAATATCTTCAAGATTCTTCCCCTTGTACT